GTTGGAGAGTCTTTCTTTGCTGATGTAGTTTGGGAAGGAAAGATGTATCGTATGGAAGTGGAGGGTTCTATGATGGATAAGAACACTCTCGCAGAACAACTTCAGGGCGAGTATCCTGGTGCAATCGTTCACAACATTTATCCATCACAAGCTCAAAGTTCTTTAAGAATCAAAAATTCACAAAGATATCAACCAGAAAGACTAACTTGGACTGATTAATTATGGCACAGTGGAATAAGAATACACAGGACTTTCTAAACCAAGAAAGGACCCTTTTTGAGGTTTATAATATCGCAGACCACTGGGGAAACCAGACGGACTGGAGACCTCAATTTACCAATAACAACAGATTTAAAATATCTCCATATCAAACAGTATTCTTCAACACCTTCCAGTATGGTAAAGAGACTGATGTATGGGACGAAAGAGTAGTTGGAGTTGGAACTGCAACATTTAATGTAAATGCCAGTAATGTTATAATGCAAGTTGGATCTACTGCTGGTAGTAAAGTTATTCGCCAAACCAAGAATGTGATGAGATACATTCCTGGTAGAGGTGCAACTCTTGCATTTGCAGTTCGTCTAGAACAACCAAAAGTAGGTATTCGCAGAAGATTTGGATTGTTTGATGAAAACAACGGTGTTTATTTTGAGGATGATGGGGGAACATATTCTTATGTAATTCGCAGTAGTGTAACTGGAATTACCACAGAAACCAGAGTATACAGAGATGATTGGAATGGTGAAAAGTTTGATGGAAATGGTTGGACTGGAGTAACTGCAGATCCAACAAAACAACAAATGATCTCTATCAACTATGAATGGTATGGTGCAGGTATCGTTCAATTTAATTGGTTGATGAAGAATGAGACTGTTGCATCTCATACTTTTGATAATTCAAATACCAATCCAGGAGTTTGGTGTTCTACTCCTTTCTTGCCTATTAGACTTGAGATAGAAAATGTAACTGGTGTTGCAGGAACTCATCATCTTTATCAAGGTTCCAATTCTCTTATTCAGGAAGGAGAACCAGAAAAACTTGGAACTCTTTTGAGCATATCAAATCCCATCACAGGGACAACGATGTCATCTGCAAATACATATTATCCAATTATAAGCATTCGTTTGAAATCTAATAATCTAACTGGTGTAATGCTCTTGAGATCATTACAGGCAGCAACTGATGACAATACGAATGTTTATTGGCAACTTCTACAAAATGCAACACTGACTGGAGGAACTTGGGTAAATCATCCCGATCCAAACTCTTTTATGCAGTATAATATCACTCAAACTGCAGTATCTGGTGGAAGTGATCTTTTGAGTGGTTTTGTAATTAATGGTAGTGGTGCGTTAGTTGATCTTGATATTAAAGCAGCACTTCAGTTAGGTAGAAGTGGCATTGGAACAATTAGTGATACTTACACTCTTGTTTGTGCATCTCCCAATACTAATAAAAAAGCACTTGCAGTATTGAACTGGATTGAACAAAGATGAATGAATTTCCTTGGGGAGTTTTTATTATTCTTTCTTGTGGATTGATTTTTACTGCATGGACAATTTACTATATACTTCGGTTAGCATATTTGGAGATGCAAGATGAAAAACTTGGCGATCATTCTATCAGCGACAAGTCTGGCGATTAGTGGAGTACTTTGTTATGGTGCTTATGTAACTTATCAAAAGGCACAAAAAATCCTTGATAATCCAGAAGAGTTTGTTGGTTCTGTTGTAGAAAAACAAGTTACCAAAGCATTTGAAAAACTTCCTATTCCTAAACTAAATACTGAGAAGTTTAAATTATTCTGAAGAATGGCTGACAAAGATCCCTACGTCTATAGAATACGCTCAGTTCACAAGGTAGTAGATGGCGACACTATTGACGCTGACATTGATCTCGGTTTTGATATCTCCCTTACTAAGCGAATTCGTCTTGCTGGTATCGATACCCCAGAGAGCAGGACAACTAATGCTTATGAAAAGAAACTTGGCCTCGAAGTTAAAGATTGGCTCAAAGAAAGACTAAAATTTGCTAAAGATATTCTCATTAAAACAGAACTACCTGATAGCACTGAGAAGTATGGACGTATTATCGGACATCTGTTTATCAATGGTGAAGAGATTTCCATTAATAATCAAATGATTTCCGAAGGATATGCTTGGGAATATGCTGGTGGAACAAAGAAAAAAGATTTCGATGAACTTTTAAGTAGAAGGAAATCCTAAATACGGCTGCCTATACTTAGAGGTCATCATGGGAGCAGTTGTCGCTGTAGTAAAACCACTTTTAATGCAACTGGCTACAAGTCCAGCAGTTAAGAATCTTGTTATTTCTCTTCTTGAAAAGTATGTAAAATCTACTGATAATAGTGTTGATGATGTACTTTTTGCGACAGTTAAAGAATCACTCTTTAAACCACAAGCATGATCACTTGCTTAGTAACCAATTGGGGAGTAACCATCGTTCTTGGATTACTCCTCTCTCTTTCAGAGTGGTTAGCAAAAACAAAAAGGACGAAAGCGAATGGAATTTTAGATTTCATTCAATTGTTTTTAAGAACAATTCTTCATAAAGGCCCTAAAAACTAGGGTCTATTTTTTTATAAATAAGATTTAGATAAGACAATAATTTGGAGAAAACCGATGCCTCTTTGGGGAAATTCTACTTCAGACGAATCCAGACCTAAGTGGTTACGCGCAGGCGATAAACCAGCTAATGATCTCAATGAGTGTTTTGCTGATGAGAGAGGTTGGGTGATCAGACATGCAGATGGTAACGAAGAGGTTCTTTGTGCAATCGGTGGACTAGCCGGTGCAGGAACTACTAATACTGGTCTTGGCAACGCAACTATCGTTCGCGTATACTTTGGTGCAACTGGTTATTCGACAGCTACTACTGGAACAGTTTATGTTCAGTATAACGAGAAAGTAGATGTTAAGAATCTTGCTGCTACTCTTAACGTAACCGGTTCTACTTCTGGAAATCTAGTTGCTTATGCGACTACTACAACTGCCAATAAGACAGTCGGATTTGCATTCACAACTGGTGCAGTTGCAGAAACTCTAGTAATTGCTGGTCAAACAATTGCTGGAATTATTACGGATACTTCAACATCTGTTGCTTCTGATAAGATCTTTGTTTCTACTGAAGTAACTGGTGCTGGTGGTAGTGGAATTACAACCACTGTTGGCGTTACAACTACTTGATATTTTAAATAGATTATGAGATTTGATGAATTGAACGAAGATAATTATATAATGTTTGCAATCAAACATTACGAAAATCCTCATGCAGTGACGCAAGAGGATTTTCATGAAGATCTAAAAAGATTTAAATGGATAAAAAGACTTTTGAAAAGGTATAAAACTACTGGTATTTTAAAGTCTCATTTACTTATGAATCACTTTATTATTCTTTATAATGTTTTTGGAGAAGCTGCAACTCCTCTTTTATTTTTCAAAATAGACCGAGATTTGTGGCCAGTTATAAAAAGTTTTGTAGTGTATCTTGGAAGACTTCCTGAGTATCCAAGATCGACCTTACATGATATTCCGTTAGATGAAGATTGTCTCAGAGATCTCAATAGAATATGAAAGACCACATTCTCCAAAATGCAATTAGTATTATTCGCAACCTCATGGAAGAGGGTATGGTTGTTGGTACTGGGGGATTTACTGGATCTGCAGATCCAAAAGGTCCAGTTGCTGGATTCGATCCTGTTATGAAACTTGATGGAAGATCTAAAATGATGAGAAGATTGCCTCCTCAATATAGAAAATCATTAACATCTAAGAAAAAGGGTAAGTAACATGGCTTTCGGTCTTCAAAAATTAGCAGTTCTTGAAAGTAAACTGGGAATTTATGAAGACCTCTCAAAGGAGATGTTGGATAAACTTGAAAGAGCAGTAGATAAAATATCAGAAGGAAACAATCAAATAGCGCAAGTTCTCGCTAGACACGAAGAGAGATTGGAAAATTCTATTAGAGCGGATGAACTTATTCTTAAGATGATGGAGGAAATGAAGGAGTCTAACTCCAAAGAACATCAAATGGTCATAAAAAGGATTGAAACTGTGGAAACTAGAGTTAATGATCTTGCAACTTTTAGATGGATAACTATCGGTATCGCTACAACTGCCGCAGCTATTATTAGTTCTTCTGGTTTCTTTGGAAACCTCTTGACAACAGGGAATAGTGGTAGTACACTAGGGGGAGCTAATACAACCCTTTCTAAATGAGCCTCATTGATTCTCAGTATATTGGACTAGTTTCAGTAAGACTTCAAAAGTTTGCAAAAAAGAAAGAGGGTCTCTATAACTTCCGTTGTCCGTATTGTGGTGACTCGGAGAGACACAAAAACAAGGCTAGGGGATACTTGTATCGTCTGAAGAACGATCATAATTTTAAATGTCACAACTGTGGCGTCTCCAGAACCTTTACAAACTTCCTAAAGGATGTTGACCCCGCATTGCATGATCAATACGTCTTTGAGAGGTATAAAGTGGGGGCTACAGGACGTGGATCCAATACTCCTGAACCTGTAGAGTTTAAATTTGAGAAACCCGATTTCTCAAAAAAGGATTTTGATTTGCCAAAAATTTCAGAACTAAATACAACACACCCCGCAAGACAATTTTTAGACAACCGAAGAATTCCCGTTAAGTATCTGGGCGAACTTTACTTCGCCGAAAAGTTCAAGGAATGGACTAATATTCAAAAATATACTTTTGATAATTTGGAGAATGACGAACCAAGGATCATTATTCCCTTAAAAAATAAAGGAAAAATATTTGGGTTTCAGGGGAGATCGATTAATCCAAAATCAAAACTTAAATACATTACAATCATTTTGGATGACCACCACCCTAAGATCTATGGTTTGGATAAGGTTGACTGGGATGAAACCGTTTATATCGTAGAAGGCCCTTTTGATAGTATGTTTATTGAAAACTCTATTGCAATGGTCGGTGCAGATATGGACAAAATGTTTTTCATTACAAACTTTGAAACGGAATTTGTAATGGTTTACGATAATGAAAAACGAAACAAACAAATTGTTGATAGAATGGAGAAGGCAATAGATTGGAAATTTCCAGTCGTTATTTGGCCCGATACTATCAATGAAAAAGACATTAACGATATGATTTTATCTGGACTTAACGTTCAGTCTGTGATAGAATCAAATGTCTATAGCGGATTACAAGCTAAAACAAAACTTACTAGTTGGAAGAAGACATGAGTAACGGGACCAAAGTTGTAAAAAGAAACGGAAATACTGAGAACCTGAACCTAGATAAAATTCATAAGATGGTAGAAGAAGCGTGCAGCGGTCTCGCTGGGGTTTCTGCATCTCAAGTGGAAATGCAATCAGGTATCCAATTTTATGATGGTATTACCACTGCAGAAATTCAAGAGATTCTGGTTCGTTCTGCATCCGATCTTATTGATCTTGAGACACCCAATTACCAATTTGTTGCGGCTAGACTTCTTCTGTTTGGACTCTACAAACAGGTTTTTGGCCCATCTTGGAATCAGGGATTTCCTCATATCTACAATCACTTGATGTATGGTGCTTCTAGTGGAATTTATGATAAGTTTCTTCCTTCCAGGTATACTGAGGAAGAGTGGGATAAGATTAATTCTTGGATTGATCATGATCGGGATTTCTTGTTCACTTATGCAGGTTTACGTCAAGTTGTTGACAAATACCTTGTACAAGACAGAAGTTCTGGGAATCTTTATGAGACTCCACAGTATATGTACATGTTGATTTCTGCAACAATTTTTGCAGAATATCCAAAGGAGACTAGACTGGACTACATTCGTAGGTACTACAATGCAATCTCGAAACACAGAATCAACATTCCTACGCCAATCATGGCAGGTGTTAGAACCCCACTTCGCCAATTTGCAAGTTGCGTTCTTGTTGATGTTGATGACACCCTTGATAGTATCTTCAGCTCTGATATGGCAATTGGTCGCTATGTTGCACAAAGAGCAGGAATTGGTATCAATGCAGGTCGAATCCGTGGCATCAACAGTAAGATCAGAGGCGGAGAAGTACAACACACAGGTGTTGTACCTTTTCTCAAGAAGTTTGAAGCGACTGTCCGATGCTGTACGCAAAATGGCATACGAGGTGGATCCGCGACAGTACACTTCCCAATCTGGCACAAAGAAATAGAAGATATTATTGTACTTAAGAATAATAAAGGAACCGAAGATAATCGTGTTCGTAAACTAGATTATTCAATCCAATTCTCAAAACTCTTTTATGAAAGATTCATTAATGATGAGGAAATGTCCCTCTTCTCACCTCATGATGTTCCGTCAGTTTCTGATGCTTTCGGGCTTCCTGAGTTTGATGATCTCTATGTGGCTGCAGAACGAAATGAGTCTATTCCAAGGAAAACTGTCCGCACTCAAGAACTTATTCTGAGTATTCTAAAGGAACGTGCTGAGACTGGTCGTATTTACATTATGAATATCGATCATTGCAATTCTCATAGTTCTTTTATTGATAAGGTATGGATGAGTAATCTTTGCCAAGAAATTACTCTCCCTACAGATCCAATTCATCATATTGATGATTCTGCAGGTGAGATTGCACTTTGTATTCTTTCTGCAATTAATGTTGGTAAAATTCGTGAACTAGATGATCTCGAAGAACTTTGTGATCTTGCTGTCCGTAGTCTTGAAGAATTGATTGATTATCAAGAGTATCCAGTTAATGCCGCAGAACTTGCTACTAAATCTCGCAGGTCTCTTGGTGTTGGATATATTGGACTTGCACATTATTTTGCAAAACATGGCGTTAAGTACGATTCTCAACAAGCTTGGGATATGACTCATGAGTTGACCGAATCATTCCAGTATTATCTACTAAAGTCATCAAATCAACTCGCAAAAGAAAAGGGTGCTTGTACTGACTTTAATCGTACAAAATATTTTGAGGGACTTCTTCCAGTTGATACATACAAGAAGGACGTAGACGAAATTTCTTCTATTCCATTAGAACATGATTGGGAAACTCTTAGAACATCCATCTTGGAACACGGTCTTAGGCACTCAACACTGTCCGCACAGATGCCATCGGAGAGTAGTTCCGTTGTGTCAAACGCAACCAACGGAATCGAACCACCTCGCGGATACCTGTCCGTTAAGAAGTCAAAGAAAGGACCACTCAAACAGATTGTGCCCCAGTATGGATCACTCAAAAATAATTATACTCTTCTATGGGACATGTCTGACAACACTGGCTATATTAACGTCGTTGCCGTCATGCAAAAGTTCTTTGATCAAGCCATCAGTGGAAACTGGTCATACAACCCAGAAAATTATCCCGATAACGAAGTCCCAGTCTCAGTAATGGCTCAGGATCTTTTACGGACATATAAGTTTGGATGGAAGACAAGTTATTATCAGAATACTTATGATCACAAGACTGATGAAATTAAGGAGGACACGCCAAAACAACAGTTAGACAAATTACTTGATGAAATTATGAATTCTAGTGAGGAAGATTGTGAAAGTTGCAAAATCTAGTAAAAAATAGGAGTTACAAATGGTAAAAGGAATGACCGTATTCAACACCAGCACAGATGTTGATACTCGCAAACAGCCAATGTTTTTTGGCCAACCACTAGGTTTGCAACGTTATGATCACTACAAGTATCCAGTATTTGATAAACTGACTCAACAACAACTGGGTTATTTCTGGAGACCTGAGGAGGTCTCCCTCCAAAAAGATCGTGGTGATTATCAATCTCTTCGCCCAGAACAAAAACACATCTTTACTTCTAACTTGAAGTATCAGATCATGTTGGATTCTGTTCAAGGTCGTGGTCCTGGAATGGCATTTATCCCTTATTGTTCTCTTCCAGAACTTGAGGCTTGCATGGAAGTGTGGGGGTTTATGGAGATGATTCATAGTCGATCCTATACATACATTATTAAGAATGTTTATTCCGATCCTACAGAAGTATTTGATACGATTCTAGATGATGAAAAAATCATGAGTCGTGCAACAACTGTTACTGGTGCATATGATGACTTTATTAATTCGGCACAGGAATATGGAATTTCTAATGCATGGAAGTTTGCACAAGAAGGTGCAGGTTATTCAAGGGATGAACGGATTGAACTAAAAAGAAAACTCTATCGTGCAGTTGCAAATGTCAATATTCTCGAAGGTATCAGGTTTTACGTCTCGTTCGCTTGCAGCTTTGCATTTGGTGAACTCAAACTTATGGAAGGATCCGCTAAAATTATCTCTCTCATCGCAAGAGACGAAAATCAACACCTTGTCATTACTCAAAACATCCTCAATAAGTGGCGTGAAGGAGATGATTCAGAGATGCAACAAATTGCTAAGGAAGAAGAAGGGTGGGTAACAGCTGCTTTTGAAAATTGTGTCAATGAAGAAAAATTCTGGGCTCAATATCTTTTTAAAGATGGATCTATGATTGGTCTGAATGACAAACTTCTCAATAATTATGTTGAATGGATTGCAAATCGTCGTATGAAGTCGATTGGACTTCGCCCACTTTATGAGATTCCTGCAAAGAATAATCCACTTCCTTGGACTGAACATTGGATTAGTTCTAAGGGTCTTCAGGTTGCACCTCAAGAAACTGAAGTTGAGTCTTATGTGGTTGGTGGTATCAAACAAGATGTGAAAAAGGATACCTTTGCTGGTTTCAAACTCTGATCTAAATATTAATAACAACTGAATTGAAATAAGTTTTATGACTACTCAAACTAAAATTCCGAAGGTAGTGTCTGAAGACCTGCCCTCTAATCCTTTTGCTTTTGAAGTTCTTGCTCTTGCAGCAAAACAAAAGTCTGATTCAAAAAAGGTAGAGATTCTTCAAAAATATTCAGACGCATCACTCAAAACGATTCTAATTTGGAACTTTGATGATACGATTATATCCCTTCTTCCAGAAGGATTGGTTCCTTATGCGAGTGTAAGTCAACAGAACGTTAGTTCTGGTAATTTGAGTGATAATATTAGTAGAGCAGTTGAGATGATGGGAGATCTTGAATCCAATTCGATTGGATCTCAAGATCAAGGTAGAACTTCTATTCGTAAAGAGTATACTTACTTTTATAATTTTGTAAAAGGTGGTAATGATCGCCTTTCAAGTATGAAGAGAGAGACCATGTTTATTAGTATTCTTGAGGGATTGCATCCTCTTGAAGCTGAGATTCTCATGTTGGTTAAAGATAAAAAACTACAAACCAAGTACAATATTTCCAAAGAAAATGTTTCAGGAGCTTATCCGGATATTCAGTGGGGTGGGAGATCCTAAATATCCTTAGACATAATACCTAAGGAAATATGGCTAGACAGGGAATTAATAC